GGCGGGCAACGCCACGCGCAAGGTACTTGGCTGCTGCACGCAGTCTTGGGTTGGAAAGAGCAGAGTAGGCTGCATAGGGTACTATTGACATACTAGTAGAGGTTTGAGATCGGTTGGGCAGAACTGTCACCCCAATCAGAGTCTAATTTGTAAATAGGACTATCAGGTGGCATCTCCTCCAGGGTAGTCAGGGGGAGGGGTGATGGAGTTTGGAATAAACGTCGCGAGGCGACTGGCATTATGAGTGGTGGAGACTCGCACACCGACGGTGTACTCAACGGGCTGGGGATCTTGACCAATATGGGTGATGCAGAATACCTTTCCTGTGAGTCTTCTTGTAAGAGCTGAGGTGTTCCTGATACCAGGGTACCAGTCCCAGGGTGGTATGTTAGATGTAAAGACAACTTTGGTGGCACAACAGCGGGTAAACCCTCCCTTGACAGGGAGGTCGAGGGGGAATCTGTCCAGCAATCGAAGGAGTAGTTGGTAGGATATCCCTCCATAGAATTCATCAAAGATAATTGTGGCTTGGCCAGTATAACCATCAAACCATGGTCCTTGTGGATGCCAATATGCATCAGGGTTCTCAACATTAGCTCTGGTGCTTTTGCCTGTCCCTGTCGGGCCATAATAGACTTGAGCAAGCGTCTCTTGCGATCGCTTGGGTGTCCTAATCAAGATAAGTTGTTGTATACCACGGAAATATTTGATGAAGGAAGTAGGGTGAGTTTCTGCAACTTGTTCCAAGGTTGCACCAGTTTGAACCAGGGCTGCCACAGCGTCTAGGTCAGAGCGCTTACCCTGTTGAGGCTCATCGCCTTTAGTCCAAGGACCAGCGATTCTTGTTTCTTCTTTAGTGCAGTAAGTTTTAGCTTGTTCATGGGTTCCCATTCTAGGTTCCCAGTGTGCCTGCGCACATATCTTCTTGAGGGCAGCAAGTCTCTTGAGTGCACCAAAGTGGCAGTAGCCCTGGAGGTGCTCTGTCCCATTTTCCCCACGCTCCCTTTGCCAGACAATGTACTGTGCTGGCCATTGTTCAGGGAGCTCATTTGATTCAGGATTGTTTAAAGTAAACATCCATGCTCTTTTTGCCACTGTAGGATCACACAGTGGAGAGTTAAAAGACTTTTTGTGAGTTGTATCGGAAGTCTTTGTAACAGAAGTGGGGGGTAATACTGGACCCCCACTTTTCTCCTACTTTTTTTTCCTGGCTGTCGGGTTGGTGCGACAGCAATAGGCATGACAAATGCTGCCGCATTTGGAAGGAAGGAAGATGAACGGCCCTGGGAAAAGGGCCTATGATCTAGGTGCTGCCGCACTAGAAATAGGGCGCGGGGCGCAGGTGAAACAGTGAATCGCGCTCGCGGGGCTCGCTGATTCCAAAAAAAAATCGCTCGCCGCTGGGCAAAAAAAAAAAAAAAAAATATTGGGGTTATACCCCATAAAACCCCGCCTAGTATGTAACAGTTGTAAACGTATTCGTCAGGGCTTGCGCGCCTTCCTCAGGACAGGTAGATGTATTTATTTATGCAGCAACTGCATATTGGTGCAACACACGGGGACGGAGATAGGCTACTATTCTTCTGAGAGCAATAATATCATCTCTGACAGTATTTAAGATGTGAATAGTATGGAGAGACATTCTTCTTCTGACATAATATGGCAGATGCCTTCCTAGATGCAAGAGTCTGGCGACTTCTGCTTTTAACCATAGCTTGGTTCTTAGTCTTGATATATAGTTACGAGCAGGTCGGTTGAAAACTCTTCTTCCTGAATTTGGATTCATTAATATCCAAAGCGTTTACGACGGTAGATTCTTTTCTTGCGATAAGTACGGTACTTTCTTCTCCTGTACATAGGCACTAAGGAGTAGTAGCAGGATCAGGATCATCATAAGTTGAGTAATCTGGATCAAGAGCACTAGCATCAACAAAGGTTGTGTCCACGGCATCACGGTCACCTGGAGCTGATGCTGTGACTGTAACACCGACTTCGTCGGAGTGGTCTTTGAGCGCATCAATGACTTTAGGATCGAACCAATCCACGACATATTCTATGAATATGAAATAGCGAAATACAGCAGGATCAATAGTAGATGTTGAGCAGAACTCTACTGTCCAGAAGTAGCGATCACTCTTATTGAGATCAGCATCATTGACAACATTGTGCATGGGAGACCAAACTGTTACTTGTGGGTAAGCAGGAGAGTCCCTGATAGGATCAGTAGTATCATAGGCTCGGGAACCCGAGCGTTTGACTTTCTTATAAGAATAAGTTGAACCCAATTGAACATAGGTCTTATTTGGATACTGAGTTAAAGCCATTGGCAGTGGTTTCCAAGGTTTAGTATGGACCTGTCTTGTCCACTCAACCTCTGGTATAGCAGGTTGAACAAGTTCGTCGTTCTGAACGAACCCGTCATGGAAGCGGACTCTACCCCATACAAGGGTAGCTGCAGTACTGATCTTCATGCATTTGACAACAATTTTAGCTCCTACTACAACATAGGATTGATATATTTTACGCATATCGGTGAAACCGACTGCTGGTACTGTAGTTGTGGTGTCTGGAATAATGTTAGCAACATTGTCACACTTGAACTTGTGTGCAACAACTGCTCCACCTGCACCTATGTCATAGGTGGTGTCGACACTGTACCTGTGTGTCATGCGTCGACGCATAGGAACTTGGTTCCAGTTCCTCAGAACGGGCCTAGGAATACTTGTTGGTGGCTGGACATTTTTTCCTGTGCTATTCTTCCAAGTATCAAAGCGATTTTTAGCATAGGCACCCATGCGGCGGGCAACGCCACGCGCAAGGTACTTGGCTGCTGCACGCAGTCTTGGGTTGGAAAGAGCAGAGTAGGCTGCATAGGGTACTATTGACATACTAGTAGAGGTTTGAGATCGGTTGGGCAG